TGAACTGTTCGACCTTGAATCTCTGCGGTTCCTGCGGAGCGACCTGCATACACACTGGCAACTGCGCCGTGTGCCCGCTGCGCCAGCATGGATACGCCAAGCAGTAGCGCGCGAGATACGCTTGTGCCTTGCCACCTCCCGCGCCCATGCTCAATGTGCCCATCTCCAGATAGGTAGCCTTCGAGCAGTGTGCGCGCGCCATCTGAGTGAAGGCAAAGCAAGCTCGGTGGGATCTGCTTATCTGCTGCGCCTCGTCCGCACTTCTGAAGCGCCTCGACGACGCTGCCGCTCATTCCTTTCAGACGAATTTGAATCGCCGTTCCTGCGCGCTGCGTGCCGATGTACTCTCCCGCCATGCGCTCAAACTCGGGCATCTTTTCCTGGCCAATGCTGACGTAGAAGTCGCCGCGCGCGCCGATATGGCCATCAGCAATCCAGCGGCCAACCAGCCATAGTTCCGCGTCGCTCATGACGCAACCCTCGACTGGCGGCAACTTCTGGTTGATATACCCGCCTATAGAATCGTCAGCGCGTACCCACGCAGGTTCGGCGCGCTCGGCGCCGTCGCGCTCGCGCACCCAATCTGTCTTGCGAGCCCATACCTTGTGCTCTGGCGTAAGCATGAGCGACGCAACGCCTTGCGCCCGAAGCGATACGACTGGCCGAACTCCAGTGTTCGCAACCGCCTCGACGGCTCTCCATCTTCCCTTGTGCGTCAGCGCGAGTTCTCCGACTTGCACGTCCTGAATCTCAACGTACCCGCGCTCTCTGGTAAGCACCAAAGAACCGCGCGCTAGGCACACGTGAAGCATCGCCCTGGCCTTCTGCTGCGCCGTATTCAGCGTCATCATGCGATTGATGTCATGCCAGCAGTCGTCGCGATGGCTGCCAGGCGCCATGGACATGAACGACGACGGCAGGGCGCCGCGGAAGTCAAGGTCTTCGCCGATCTTGACGTGGTGCTCGTAGTCATAGACGTTCTGCAAGCTGTATTCGGTGTATGCGCGGCACAGCTTGTCCGGTCCCATTCCGGCAAGGTCATCGGCCGTCAGCAGGCGATTGCCGCTCGACCGCCAGAATGCATGGGCGTCGATCTGCCAGCGGGCGCGGCTATATCCGGACCCTGGTATCGGCGGAAGTCCGCGGTCGAACGGCACAACATGCCCGTCAAGGCTTTTGCAATCCGGCTTCGCCTTCATCACCGGATCATCAGCGTACCCGCGCATACGATCGCTCTGAGGCTTCCGGAACAGCAAGACATACTCAGGGCTGCCGACACCCATCTTCGTGCTGTCCTTGGCGTTCTCTGACCATCCAAGGCGGTAGGTCTGGTTGTTCTCGCGCACGACGTCGGTGACGACGGTAATCATTCCCATGTAGTCGAACCCGTGCTTGCGGCCGTGCATGATCGCCTCGCAGTGGAACGGGCTGACGGTCGGAGCGCCGGCACCGGTCACGTTGCCGAACAGGATGCGGTCCTTGACGTGGCAGCAGTACATGCGGCCAGGTTGCAGAATGCGCAGCAATTCCGGCGTCAGGAAGTCCATCTGCTCCCAGAAATGATCGTTGTTCTCTGTGTGGCCGAAGTCGTTGTAGCTCGGCGTGTATTCGTAGTGATTGCTGAACGGCACGCTGGTAACGATCAGGCCGACGCTGTTTTCCGGCTTCAGGCGGGCTTCGAGCACGCAGTCGTTGTTGGCCACGGAATAGCTCTCTCCGGTCACTTCGATGCGTTCCACGCCGATCGTGCGGATGAGCACGTCGGACAGCGACAGGTGATTCAGCCCGTGTTCCTTGATGATGTTCGTCATGTTCGCTACCAGCTCCTCATGCTGCTTCCACTTGGTTTGCAGCGTGCGCAGGATTTCGCGCTCGCTCTCGCTGTAGATGAAATGAATCTCGCACGGCTCCTGCTGCAAGAACCGCTGGATCCGGTGAATGGCTTGAATGGTGTCATTGAAGCTGTAGTCGATTCCCACGAAGATCGCCTTGTGGCAGTGCCGTTGAAAGTTGCAGCCTGAGCCGGCGACAGAGGGTTTCGCGCTCAGGTGCTTGAACTTGCCGTCCGAGAAGTCGATTACCGCCTGCTCGCGCTGATCGAGGTCTTGGGAACCATAGACGGCGACGGATCCAGGAACGGCGCGAGCGATGTCGTGACGCTCAGACTCCTGGTGGTGCCAGAGGATGTAATGGCTGTCCGGGTCGGATTCGAGTATCTCGACCATCTTGGCGATGCGCGCCGGACGGCTGTCGCGCTTCTCGGCGGCTGCCGATTGCAGTCCAATGGCCGCATCGCGGAACAGCATGCCCTGGCCGTCTTTCTCGTTTCCGGCGTTGGCCAGGTCGGTCTTGACTTCGTGGTAGAAGACCTGCAGCGGCGGCAAATCGTACCCTTCGTCCGAATGTCCCAGGTCGCTCGGGCGTTGCAGGAAGATGGCCCACGAGTTCAACCATATCCAGAATTCCTTTTCCTTGTGCGGATACAGCGTCAAATTGTTTGCCTGCGTGCTGTCTCGCTGGAAGAACCGAGTGAGCGCCTGTCCGGTGTCCATGATCCCGAGAAACCCGGCGTAGTGGATCAGCTCTTTGTACCTGTTAGGGCTTGGCGTGGCCGTAGCGACGAACTTGTGTTTCACGCTTTTGAACAGCGGCAAAAACTCTTGATAGGTCTTGCTGCCGTAGCTGCGCAGTACGCTGGCCTCGTCCAAGCTGACGACCGAAAACAGAGACACGTCAAGCTTGCTGTCGCGGACGCTCTCGTAGTTCGTAAGCCAGACGCCGGAAAAGTCATCGTCGAATTCTTCGGTGCGGCGAAGGAAACGAGTCTCGATTTCGATCATGGCGCCGTCGCGCTTGAACTCCTGGCGCACGCCGAGAGGGCAGACGATCAGGCCGGAGCCGCCGGCAATGCCCTTTGTGATGCGGACGATTTCCAGTTGCTGGAGGCTTTTGCCGAGTCCAAACGATTCGAACAGTGCGCGATTTCCACCCTTGACTGCCCACTTGACGCATGCGCGCTGGTGCGGCTTGAGGATTTGATGGATGTCTTCGTCGGCGATTTCGTAGCCGTCGAACTTCGCCATGGGAATCTTGCGCATGAGGAATTCAAGGTAGTCTTCGTTCATTGTGATGCTCCGTGCAGCCAGTTAAACAAGCGCCGCACGCAGTAGCTGCGCGCGATGCTGATGGCGGTGAAAATGGCGCCGATGATGATGTTGCTTGCCAACTCGACGCGAATCCCGAACAGAGGGAAGACCGCCATTTGAGCGGCGAGCGACACCCAGAACCCGATCGATACGTTGATGCAAGACTCGACTAGAGATTGGCGCTTCGTCTGGCTCATTTTCCCCTCGCCAGCAGCATCGCGTCGGCCATGGCGTAGCTCATTTTCGCAACGTATTTCACGCCATCTTCTTCTACCGGGTGCTGGAGTTTATCGCCACATGACGCAAGCCATCCCTTCATTGCATCCGAAGCAAAGTAGTCGCGGAGCGTCATTCCTTCTCCCTGCATGATGCCGAAATCAACCGGAAACGCCGGCGCGTCGCCGTTAATCATAGCGAGCCACCAATAATGGCCAGCATCACAGCCATCAAAACGGCTAGAGCCAACACCACGAGCATCAGAACTCCGCCACCAATCATCTGCAAGCCCTCCGGTGCGTAGCAACGCGCTTCGCCTTCAGCGCGGCGCGCTTCTGCTTTGCCACTCCGCGGCCGAACCTCGGAGGCGGCTGGCGAAATCCTGGTGCTGGTGAGCGCGCAGCAGAAGGCAAGCCAGTGCCAGCACCGCGAAAGTGTGCGCCAAGAAGAATAGCCAGCGCCGCATTGATAAATCCTCGCATGTCGATTACTCCTGGCCTGCCAACTGCTCGCGACGCTGCCGGTAGAGCGATTCAAGCTCCTGCTGCATTCCGACAGTGCCTACAAACTGAATGTCGAGCGCCGCGTCGTCAAGCTGGCTTTCGTTCTTCGCCTTGCAAATATTGTCGGCGACTTCGGCGTAGGTCATGGTCGGCGCGTCCGCGATTTCCGTGGCCGGCTTCTTGTGTTCGATCTGCTCCTTCCGGGAGATTTCTCCGGTGTCCGCATCGACGCTTTCCTCGACAACGAAGCCCCCTTCGATGGTCGCGCCGCGCCCACGATCTGCGGCATCCGACAGGGCGATCGCGTTGGCCACCTCGATGCTGCACGGCATGTACTTGAGCACTTGCAGGAGCGGCACTTTGCGGGCGTACATCTCCCAGTCCCGGAAACTGTAATGCTTCGTTCCTTGCTTGTTGTACTTGTCGCGGTGCTTCTTGATCTTGCTGACGCGCCACAGTTCGATGATCGGCATGGTTGCGTCCTTAACCCATCCAATCGCGTAGGCGTGCGTGATGTCGGCAGGATCGTCCAAGTCGGTTTCGTTGTGGATCACCAGGTCTCGGCGCGCGCCGTCTAGGAAGGTGTATTCCTGATCTTTGAAGATTACCCCGGTGAATACTGTCCCGCGCCCACTGCGCGACACCAGATCGACCAAGCCTTTCCAGCCGGGGACGAAGGTGCAGGTAGTGCCGTATGGGACGAGGAAACCGGAGCCATTGACGCCAATCTCCAAGCCAAGCTGGCCGGCGGCCATGATGCTGGCGGCAATGCTCTTGGTTGAGCATCTCTGCAACGCTTCGCTGGTGCTGAACGCGGTCATGGCGAGCCGGGTCATGCGGTCGGCGGTAAGGTGTTTTGGCAGGGCCAAAGCCATCTGAGGCTTGAGCTTGTCCATGAAGGTGCTGAATGCTGCGACGGGGCTTTTTGGCTTTTCTTCCTGCCCGGTGGCAATTGCTTTGAGTTGCTGGGTGGTCATTGTGATGTCCTCACTTGATGAGTAGCGGCCGTGCGCCGGGGATGGTTTTGGATGCTGATCGTATGGCGCTGACGATTTCTTCCGCGCTAGCTTCCGTATTCTGCGAAAGACGCTCGAACGCATCCTTCCAGTCGGTCTTGGTGGATTCCTTGTTGCTCTTCCACGTGGCGATCGTCCGGCCCTGATAGATGAGCGTTGAGGCATGGCCCATGGCTGACTTCAGGCGGGTTGCGGTCGCCTCTATGCAGGAGTCGATGCGCTTGGCGTCTAGTTTTAGGCCGGCAAGCGTGTCGCACCATGCAAGCATGTCGTCGTCAGCCTCCATGACGATCCCGGCGTCTTTCGGGAACAGCCATTTCACGTCGTCGGCTGTTTCAGGATCAGGAGCGTTGCGCTCTTGCACGCGCTGCCAGAATTCGATTTCCTTGGCGCGTATCGCGGCGATGGTTTCCTCGTCGCGCTCGATCTGGTGAATGCGCAGGTCGTCGGCGCCAATCAGTGCGGCGAACACGCACCGGCGGCGCGGTTTTACCATCAGGCCGTGCATGCCCTGTGCTGCGTAATAGATCGGAATTTCGTCCGTGTCCTGCTCGCCCCAATCTTTTGCGGCGAACGGATGTACGGTTTTCATTTCGGCGTTCGTTTCCTCGCCGTCGATCAGAAGCTCAAGGTCAAGCTCACAGGCGAGAAACGGGAATTCGGCGTCCTGATACCGGGCATTGCGGCCGATGATCTGCACGTCGTGGCCGCGATCTTGCAGTTCGTCGATGAGCATTTCGACTACCACAGGCTCCCACCGATGGCCGCGGCGGAACAGCTTTTGCTTGGCCGGCGTGATTTCCTCAACGTAGGCGCCGATCTTCTCCTGGTAGAGCCGGAAGGCGCTTTTCCACGGGCTGATGCCGAGGATTGCGGCTGCGTCGCTGCCGCCGATGAAGGCCGCGCGGTCGTGTTGGGCGATGTTCATCATGGAGCATCTCCAACAATGTCTTCAATCAGCTCGCGGACTTCGTAAAGGTAGCGTCTCGCCTTTGCCGTGTCTCCGTCGCCGACCGCTGCTTCAGCCATCAGCATGTATTCTCGAACTTGGTCGATGATGTCGATCGTGACGTCATCGTCATTTGGCTCCGGCGTGCGCGGATCATGCGGATGGCCAGCGAACGGCGGCATGATGTCGCCCGGCCCACGTGTGTAGCTCATTTTGTCGGCTCCCAGTCCAGCAAAACACCGCAGCACATAGGTCTGTCCTTGCCGTACTTGGCCATGGTGTAGATGTCGTCATCAGTGCCGCTCCATTCCAGGCCAAGGTGAAACATGCATTTGCGCCATCCAGATAGGCAGTTTTCAGCATACCTATGCTGATCATAGGTTTTTGCTTCATTCACAGCGTCTATCATCTGGTGTTAGCCCACTGCATCACCACGGCCTGCGCTATGCCGTGAAACGTCTGGCTTCGGTCGCGCTTTCGTGTTGGCGATGGTGGCATCTTCCAAATCCGCTGTTCACGCCCATCGACTTCATTGGTCGGTTTCAGCGGCTCCAAATTGTGCAAGGCAAACCCTGTCTTCTTGGTTTCCCCGTGCCCATGTTCATACGGCTGCACATAGCAAACCGGCGCGTTCAGGTGCTGGAAAATCACGCTTACCGGGTTTTCAAGTGCAACCCTGTCGCCGTACTGCT